AAGTCGCGCATCATTGTTCTCGACGAGCTCGATCGCAATATCGACTCTGAGTCAATCGCGCGCATTGTTGGATTTCTGCGCAAATTCATTGTGGATCACATTGTCATAATCATCACGCATAACCCAGTCACGCGCGAGTTACTCGCGGATCAGTCGCACATAAAAATAGAGACAGATGGCGCGTTCTCTCGCGCGCGAACCGTTGATTGATTATGGGTGTTTTTTATGCTTCGTCATACTCATCATCAGACGATGACTCCGACTCCGATTCTGATTCTGTTTCTGACTCCAATTCCTTGCTCGGCGAGAAGTTCTCGAATCGCTTACTTATTATCACCGCGAGTATCGGATAAGTCGTGTGAAGCGCGATGCGCGCCCATGTCTTGCGCGTGAGCCCGGCACATTCAAATATTGCATCGAATACTTCCGGAAATTCTCTCGCATCGCGCGCATATTCATAGATGCGATCGACCCAAGTGATATATTCGTCACGTTGTTGCACAAGTTCATGTACTGCGCGAACCATGTTCGGATTGTGTGATCCGATCGCGTTTTTCATGACCATGTCGAAGTCAATATCGAATGTGAACCATGACCACTTGCTCGCGAGTGCGAACGTCTCGAGATGTCCTCCTCTGCTTGCGTCGCGAAGTATGGCATCCCAATACACGTGAACGTGATATTTGCGTGCGATATCAAAGACGCGCGCGCATATTTCTGTCGATCCTCCAATAACTGCGCTTCTGAGAACGTGTTGTATCTCTCCGTGATCTGAAACGGGGCGATGTTCGAGCGCGTGTTCAAATGTTTCGGGACATCCACCATTCGCAGCCGCGATTACTATATCGATACCGCTTTTCATAACGCGCGCGGATACCACATCAAATACAAACTTGTATTTCGCGAATGATCCACTTTCTGCGGCGATAACGCACAGTTGCTCATATATGTCGTTGCGCGCAAACTCGAATCGCAACATCAAGGCGCGAAATATCTCAAGCGCACTAGACATAATCGCTTCGCGCGCGATATCTACGATGAGCGCTCCGCGTCCTGAACAACATTGCGCTGCGAGATTGATGAGTTTGAAACACAATTCATCATCTCTGGGCCACGCGCGCACCGATGCCTCGAGTGCCGACACGTACGTGTCGCAATTCACGCACTTAGCGCGCGAGAGATAATCAATTGCGAAATCTGCAATGTCGCGTCTTCCTTTGCCTGCTGCACAAATCAATGCTGACTCAGCGATTCGCACGCCACCTGCGCGATGTTCGACAATCTCGCGAATCATTGATAGATTCTTGCAATGCGCGACACTTATCAGATCGTGTAGGAGAAGTTCCGCATATTCCGCATCTCTCGCAACGTTGCGCGCGTATTCGATGAACTCAGCATTGCCTCTGCGAAGTGCGCCGTGAACAATGCGCATTATTCCTGACCAGCGATGAGCGCCCTTTTCGCCAAGCTCGATGCGCCTCTGCGCGATTACCCATTCGCATGTCTCGCGATGTCCACCGCGCGCGGCTTGATCGAGCGCGCATTCCCATGAGATGGTGTCGTGCGCAGCGCGCGCGATTCCTAACGCCCATTCGCAAAGCGCAATGTTTCCATTGCGAGCTGCACCGTACACTAATGAAGCGCGCGAATGTTCGATGTACTTATTATGCATCCACTCGCTGAATATGGCGCATAACTCGATATGACCACCACGTGCTGCTGCGCGCAACACATACGTGTCTGGTTTTGTTGCACCGCGTTGGCGCGCGAACTCGCATATATCGCGCGAGCCTTTGCGTGCTCCGTGTTTCATGATCGCATTTGGAGTGACTTTTTTCGGCGCATCAATGCAGTCGCGCATCTCGCGACATGTTCTACGTAGTGCTATGGCGCCCCATGGTCCACCTAGCATCGTAACGATACTGGCGATGGTCGCGCGATCGAGATCGAGAATAGAGGCCATTTGATATGTATCGCGCGCGCGAATTCAAAAAATGTCTCTACATGCTATATTTCGCGCGATAGTGCGCGATCATTCTATGCATTTCGCGAGAACCGCGCAACTTAGACATGCGATCCCAATCTATCGAAGTGTGCGATCCATGTTTGCGATGCCACTCGAGTATTACTTCCGCGATGAAATAGTTATCACGCTCGACGGCAACACTGAGTGCTTGCGTAAAATCTGTCATCCCCGATATATCGCGCGCGAACCAATCAAGTAACTCGCGAATTATCACAATATGTTCACCACGCACCGCACTTACAATGATGGAGACAATGGTTGGCGGATGTGGTGAGTCACCGTACCATTTGCGTGCAAGTCTAAAAGTCGCGCGTTTTCCTTTGCGTGCCGCATCTGACATCATGTCGCTCGCGATTGTGGTATCGAATTTCGGCATCCATCCGCGAACTCTCTTGCAGTGTAAAACACACCCGGCACTCGCCGCGCCATATAGCAGGAAGCGGATCGAATCTGGGTATCCTTCAGAAATGCACTTGTTTTTGAATGTTTCGCACAATTTGTAATTCCAGATACAACCCATGTTATATCCGATTTGTTCGAGTTCCGTGATACCACTTATGCCAATTGTCTTTAAACATTTTGATAGTATGAGCATATTTTTGCGCGAAGATTCGACGAATGACACATGAAGATGACCTATTTTTTCGCGCAGTATGTCGAACAATTTAGTGTTTCCTCCGCGTTGTGCTCCTCGCATGAGGTATTCGTCGAAATCTCGCGCAACACCAGAACAGAGCGGTTGCGCATATTGCCACATTTCGGCATCATCACTCCGCGCGGCATAATACATCATATGTGCGACCATCTTCGCGCCACGCGCGATTGCCAAATCACATATTTCGTGATGACCTCCGAGCAACGCATACTTCAACATACCCCCGAAGTCTTCCGCGCCGCATTCGATCGCGGTCGCGCACATTGCGACATTGCCGATACGCGCAGATGTGCGCAACATTCTATTAACACCGCGCGCGCCTGCGATGAATGCGCGCGTGCACAGTACGGACACTCCGCGTAAGTCGCGCGGATTAAGCGATGATGTAAGTTAAATTTGCTCGGTGCTGCGATGCATTCGCGCAATGTGCGGCATGTTTCGCGCAATGGATAAGCGAAATCGAGACCTCCAAGTTCCGCAACGATCTGCGTGAGAATGTGTTGATCGAGATCAAGCAACGACATGATCAATAATGAGGTCGGCGCGAATTCAAAAAAATAAAGTGCGATTATCACGACACAAATCTCATCCCAAATATGCCTCGCGATATAAGAACTCGATTATAATCGCGCGCGAATACCGGCACCGATACCGGTATTTTCTCGTACACTTGAATAATAAATTGTTCGATATGTTTGTGATTGTTTTCGCGTGCGAGTTTTATTGCTTCGCGACAGCGCCTTGCGCCCCAATCAAATGCAAGTTTGCATGTCTCGAGATGTCCGCCACACGCGCTTGCACACAGCATGGTATCAACATCATTTGCACCATGCTGTCGCGCGAGAACACAAAGTTGTAGATCGCCCGCGAGTGATGCCTCGCGCAACAATGTATCTGAAAAACAATGTTTCGGGGCTGCGATTCGCGCGCGAAGTTCGCGCGATGCCCCGCGAAGTCCGGTGACAAAATATGGACCACCCGCGAGTTCTACAATGCGCGCAAGTGTGTGTTCATCGAGGCCCGCGATCATCGTCATCTATTCACTTTTGAATTGCGCGAAAACCTATATAGTTATACACCATCAGCCATGAGCAGCGGCAAGCTTCGGGTGATTGCGGGTCCGATGTTCTCGGGTAAGACGACACAACTCGTTCATGATGTCGATCGTTACTGGCGTGCGGGTAAGCGCTGCATCATTGTGAAACACGCAAGTGACGAGCGCTTCGACAAAGGCGCGCGGATTATCACGCATGATGGGCGCCAATGCGAGAAGATCCCGACTATCATTGCTGCGACTCTCGACGATGAAGAGTTTCGCGAAGTCGCGCGCGCTGCCGAAGTCATCGGCATCGATGAAGTGCAGTTCTATGCGCGCGATGACGCCGCGATTGCGCGCGCAACTGCATTTATTGAATCGCTGCTCCTCGCGGGAAAAACTGTGATATGCGCGGGTCTCGATACTGACTATCTGCGCAAACCATTTATGTTTACACTGATTCTCGCGAGTCGCGCGAGTGAAGTCGCAAAGTTACTCGCCGTTTGCCAGAAGTGTGGGGCAGATGCGCCGTTCACTGCGCGCGCTTGTGATGAGAAGGCATACGCGCAAACGGAAGTCGGTGGACATGATATGTACGCTGCGGTGTGTCTCGCGTGCCACGCAAAGATCAATGCGCAGACTCACTAATTTTCTGGTCGCATGTGGCATTTATTTTTTGAATTCGCGCAGCATGAACATAAGATTGCGATGAGTACTCACATTCACCTCGCGGTTCGCGGAGAAATCATTAAGATTTCGTGCGCGGGCGCGAGTCGATCGGGACTTCTCGCGCAGATCGCGCGCATGCCGCAGCGAACTTCGACCGTTTCTCTATCCGGAGTAACGCGCGATGCAGTGCAATTCGTGGTTGAATTTTGCGAGAATCTCGCGCAAGATCGCGCGAGAATGATTGAACCATTGAAGCATAACTCGCGCGCTCTTCGCGATATTGTAATATGCGCGGACTATTTCGACATTCCCGAACTTATAAATCTTATCGCATCGACAGTCGATCCAATATCAGAGGAATTCGCGCCTTTCGCGTGATTACCCAAAAATGAATCATGATCATTAAAATACACACTGACATGGCTAGATTTATTCGCATCTCGCAGCTCGGTAACAATAGTACCGATGAAATCTTCGAGATATCGCGCGAAGGTGCTTTGCACTCGGGAGTGCTTCGCGGAATGACCGAGAGTTCAGAAACTTTCCCCGTTTTAATTCCGGGTACTCATATTGATATTCTGAAAGTCGTGCTTGATTTCTGCGAGAAATCCGCGCGGAATCTCGAGCGTTCCGATTTCACAATTATCGATCCATACAGCCGTACGAATATTGCGCATCTCGCCGAATGGCACGCAGAATTCATTATGCCGCATGAACGATCATTTGCGAGACTTAGCAATATTCTAATCTTCGCTGATTATCTGGATATTCCGGATCTTGTGCAACTCGCAGCGCGCGAGATTGCAATCGGATTGAGCGGAACGGCACGATGGATGCAAGCATGGATGAATGCACCTATCGATGGTCTGTCTGAGGAGCAAATCAAAGAAGCCCGCCGATAGTTTTTATGATCTAAAAAAATGAATATAGCAAGACGTAGTATCATATACTCACTCATCCAATGGCAGCCCCTATCGCTGAGACTATCGTTGAGCCCATCGATAACTTCGAAGTCCCCATTGTCGGGTATGACGAAGTCCAGTTCACAGTCTCCATGAGCGGCGCGAAGCAGTCTGGGACCCTGCGGCACCTCATCATTGATCTCGCGTACGATCGCGCAGCAAAGGCGCCCATTCCAATTCTGATCCCCGATGTCAGCACAGCTGCTCTGCGCGTCGCGCTCGATTTCTGTGAGAAGGTCGCGCGGACAACTGAGGATCCCGCGAACTTTACTGTTGCTGATCCAAGCGATCGTACCAATGTAGTGCGCATTCCCGATTGGATGTCCACGCTGATTAAGCCATTCGCGGATAATTACAAGATGCTCGCGGATATCGTAACGTACGCGGATTACATGGACATTCAGGATCTCGTGCAACTCGCGGCACATTCGATTGCATGTATGATCAAGGGCAAGTCGACGGAAGAGATGCGCGAGATCATGGGTATTACTGAAGAGACAGAGGGTAAGAACTTTGGTTTCAATGAGGAACAACTAACAAAGGAAATACCGGACGAGAAAGAATTTATTCGGCGTCTCGATGCAGATCGCGAGAGTCGCACCGCGCAAGTCGCGAAATAAAATCGCGATTGTGGTATCTTTTTTGCGCAAGATATAGTAAGACATGGAGGGTCACATTACTCTGCCGACATGGCTCGTTGCAGTCATGCTCATCTTTATCATCTATCACATCGCGAAGATCACGCGCGAGACATTCGCGACGAAATCCGAGGAAGGCGCGGATCATTTCGAAATTGAGATGCGCAAACAGCTTATGGCGCATTCGTAAGGGCTCACGCTGCGCCCCTACAAGTCGAGCCTTCGGCTCTCCTGGCTTCGCCACCTCGTGTAGAGAGGCGCGGACGAGTTCTTTTTTTGCGTCACTTACGAAAAAATGTACACTCACGCGCGCGATGCGCGGCGACGAAAGACTATATATGCTCCGACATACGCGATTGTCAAGAGAATCTCAACGCCACTTGCAGCGAAAATCGCACCGAATGAAGCAGTGAACGATGCGCGAGATGTGCATCTCGCATCGCTTTGTGTATATGCGCGAATCGCAGCGACTTGCGCGCTCATCGCAGCGATGCCGATGATTGCAGAAGCGGCCATGAAAGTCGCGGAAACCACGATTGTTGCTGTGTGAGCCTTGCGCAAGAATATGGTCATTACCACGGTCGTGGTAATCACGGTTGCAAGAAATAGGATATCAGCAACCCATTTCGTAGTGCCGCATCTGAATGTCGCGCGAGAGAGAACGCAAAGTTCCGACGTATTGTTCAGATAGCAAAAGTATTTGCTCGAGTCGTAATTGCTCGCGTTTGATTCTTCGGCCTTCGCAGCAATGCGAAGTATGTCACCATGTATGATGACATCGGATTGCGCGCAAGAATATTTCCACATGAGTGATGATCCGCGCGGGATGTATTCGCGTTCTGTGTTCGCATTTCCCTGACCAATCGAAATGAGCACGATAACCGGGGAATACATAATCATTGTCATAATTACGGTGCCAATGACATAAACTGCGACAGTCCGCGCGACTTCGTGGCGATCTGTGACCATAAGGTCGGCAACACTTGGAGTTGATGGCATATTCGCGCAGGGGTAAGAGTTATTTATTGCGGCTATTTTCAATTTTGAATGCGCAACGTACAACTATACTCATGATCGCGCGAATTATTCATCTCGCGGATATTCACATACGCGACGCTGGTCGCGATAAATTCGCTGCAGCATTGCGCGAATTATCCGCGCGCATCGCCGACATCCCGCAAGACTCAGCGCCATGCATCGCGATAATCGCGGGTGATGTGTTCCATTACAAAACACGTCTGAGTGCGGAAAATATCACCGATTGTTACGCGCTGTTTGACACACTCGCGACTCGCGCGAGTTTCATAATCATTATCCCCGGAGAGCATGATTGCGCGGGTGCATCCAATCTGCTGTCACCCATTATCGATAATGGCCGCGCTCTACCGAATGGCGCAAAGATTCGCCATTGGTATCGCAACAATTGGTATTCAGTGCCGGGTATTCCAGAGATTGTTTATTATGTCTTTGCGCAATTCGCACCCCCCGCGCAACTCCCTGCATCTGCGCAGACGCGCGCGATGTTCCGCGTTGCACTCGCACATGGTGACGAAGCGCGTGTGCGCGAGTTTGCCAATTCATTCGACGTTGCGATGTGCGGGCATCAGCATGATTATTCCGCAAGTGACGCGCGACCTCCCATCGTGTTTTCAGGCGCACTCACCCAGATGACAATCGGTGAATCATTTGATAAAGGATTTGTACTGTGGACATTCACGCGCACACCTGCACATTTCGCGCACTTCTTCATGCCGCTCAGCGTACCAGGAGCGATGATAAAGTTTGCGTCGACCGCGCGCGGTGTGCGTTCGTGCAATCGCGCGGTCCCGGGTGACGCGGTGCTTCCACGTGATGCATCGCGCGTTGTCATTGAGTTGCGCGGGTCTTCCGCAGATTCTCCCGAGGTCGCAACCATCATCGCGCGAGCAAGGCGCGAGTGCCCAGACGCGCGCATTGAAACTGTATCTCCGGCAGAAAGTGTCGCGCTTGGGTTGTCGCGCGCGATTGACGCGAAACCCGCGCGAGATGCGAGCGATATTTGCGCGTCACATCGCGAACTTATCGCGCGTAAAGTGCGCGAGTCTACACCCGATGCAAATGATGCAGTAATCGCAGCGGTCTTTGCATTGCATGTCGAGGCAGTCACGCACGCATGCGGGGCATCGTCAATTCCTATCGTTGCAAAATGGCGCCCTTTGTTTCTCGCATGGAGTAACTTGTTTTGTTACGGACCTGATAACTATATCAACTTCGAGTCTCTCGCGGGAATCGCGGGTCTCATTGCGCCAAACAGATGTGGTAAATCATCTGTCATTGATATCTTGGTTCTCGCGATGTTTAATGAAACCTTGCGCGGTTCCGCATATAACATAATCAGGCGCGGAGCAAAGGAAGGTTCGCTATCGTGTGCTTGGATATCTTTCGGGAAGCGCCATGATATCACGCGCAAATGGGACAACAAGGGGCATACAACCATGCGCTATGTCGTTGATGGAATCGCGCGCGATAAGGCATCAGATTTGC